GTTCTGCTGGTTCTTCTCCTCTTGCTTCTCTATCTTGACAATCTCTAATTAATCTTTCCATAATTACTCTTGTATTACATCCTTCAGCCCAAGGTCTTCTTGCATTAAAACAAGTGTCTTTACCTGCTTCTTCTAAATACCAATTTCTTGTTTTATTACCACATAGCATATCTTTTCCTAAATTAGGATCAATATCAGGTAGTTCAGGAACAGGAGGAGGAATATTAGCAATATAAGTAGGAGGAATTAAATTAGCAGCTTGACATACTTTTACACATGCTACAAGTGCTTGACCTGCTTGTGCGAGTTTTCTACCACCATTAACAACTCTAACAGATGTTCTAAAAGTTTGAGCTAATCCTCTAGCAGAACTAGCAGCAGAACCAGCACCAGGAATAAAAGCTAGAGCAATACTTGCGATATCTAATCCATCAACAGGTCTTCCACGAGCAGCATCGGCAACCATTTTAATTGCAGGTCCAGAAGCAGCAGTTAGAGCAACTAGGGCAAATGCAGCAGGTCCAGCTAATCCTAGAGTGCCAACAGTAGCAGCAGCTGCGACTACTACAGCAGCAGCGTTCATAATTCCAATAGCAACATCTAACCAAAAATCAGGATTAGTTACTAAATCATTTAACCAACCCATATTTTCATTCCATCCTCTTGCTAAATCAGCAATAAGTTGATCACCCCATTTTCTTGTTTCAGCAGCAAATCTTTCAAATCCTTCTTTAATTTTACGACCAATATCTTCAAAAGCAGCTTGAGTCATAGCACCAAATCTACGAAATGCATCTGCTACACCATTCTTTTCAGGGTCTAATGCATCACCAATTTGTTGTAATCTTTTTTTTGCAGCATCACATGATGTTTGTTCTCCAGTAATAAGACAATTTAATCCTCCAACAACAAGATCATTCATTAAACTTTCAAATTCTCTAAATACAGCACCTAAATCAACACGACCACGAATTTCTTTACCAATAATTCGTCTTCCTTCCACTTCTCCACCTTCAATTCTTAAATTTCTTTGATGTAATTGTTTTGTGATACCATCAGTCATCCAACAAGTTTCACCACATCGTAAATTACAAGCAGTACATAGTTTAGGACCCCAATCTTCACCAAAAAGACCACGCAATCTACCACATTCCCAAGTACGACAACCAGGAGCAGGATGTCTAAAACAATCATCAACACACCATCTATATTTAGGTCCCCAACAAGTTCCTGCTATATCTCTTGAACCAGCAGGACAAGGAGTCATAGAAGCAGTAATAGGTCTTCTACAAGTTAAAGGATCAGTAATCCAACCATCACGACAATTTTCAACACAAGTTAATCCATCATCTCTCCAACCTCTAGGACAATTTTTAAGACAAGTTAAAGGATCTTGACGCCATCCAGTATCATCAGGACCTGTAGGTTGAGGACAATCAGCTAATACTCCTCCCTTTAATTCATATTTATCACAGAATTTCTTTGCACCCTTACAACCACAACCGCAATCTAATTTTTTAAGTTCTGAATTAACAAACTTAAACAATTCTTCTGCACTTTTCTTAAGTTTAGGAAACTTTTTCTTATACAACTTAACCATTTTTTTAGTTATACAATCTTTCTTTCCACCTCCACATCCACAATCAGTCATTTGTTTATTTCCAATAAAATAATCTATCCTATTAAACAAATGTCAACTGGCGATCAATCAGCATATATTCGTAGGAAACTTGAAGAGCGTAAGCGTACAACTGGGAAACCTATGAGGTTCATGCGTGATGGATTTGACCAATGGGCTGAGTCTAATACTCCTGCTAGACAAGGTCAAATGGAAAAAGAACCTGCTCCTATGAGTGCCCCTGAGGGTGAAATGTCTGTTTATCAAGCAAAACAAATGAAACAAATGGCTGGTCCTCCTATTATGATGGATGAGGACGAAGGTTCTGAACTTGCTGAATTTCCTGAAGGAGATGAAATGCATGGTGGTAATTTCATAAATAATCTAGTTCAACAAGGAACTCAAGCATATGAAATGGGTAAGCGTCTATGGGATTTCTATCAAGGAGTAAGACAATGGAGTGCTGATGTAAAAAAGGATCTTCGTGATCCTGATATGACTCCTGCTCCTTACGACCAAACTGGTAGAACGATTGCTGATTTCATGGAACGCATTGGATTAGGTAAGAAACGAACGAAGATAGATCACGGAAAACTATATAAAATTCTACATAAACATTACACTTCAAAGAAAGTGCGTAGTGGTGGTGCTGGTGCTATGGCAAATATTAATGCTTTTGTTCAAAAATATGGTAGATATATCGCATCTGCTTTTAGATGGTTTTGGACGAATAGACAAGCAATTCATTTTATTTTAAGAACAATTCCTGGTCTAAGACCTTATGGTCCTCAAGTAGCGGAAGTAATGGAACAATTAAGATTAGTTTCAGGTCCTCAAGGTCCAGCCCAAGCTCCTCCTCCTGACCCAGGTCAACCTGATTTTGTAAGAGAATCAGTTCCTGGTGAAAATGATTTACCTCCTCAAGGTTCTGGTCGCCACAAAAAATCTCATTCTAAAAGTAAAATGCCGAAAAAACATTGTGAATGCGAATGCGATTCTTCATCTGATGAAGAACATCATGGTGGTGCTATAGGTAAAATTGATGTTGGTAGACTAAAAAATATATCAGTAGATCCTATTGGTCGTGGTGGTTTTAGTTTTCAAGACGCAATGAAAGGGATGATTATTCGTCCTCCTACTGCTACTAAAGTAAGTCATCAAATTATGCCTAGTGGCAAAGGTGCTAAGAAAACTGTAGGTTCCATAAGTGTAGAAGAAATTGGTACTGGTGGTTTTAGTATTCAGGACGCAATGAAAGGGATGATTATTCGTCCTCCTACCGCTACTAAAGTCAGCATTGGTCAAATTAAACCTAGTGGCACAGGCAGAAGTGGAACATCTCCTTGGATTGCACATGTGAAAGCATTTGCTGCTAAGCATGGTATTAAATATGGTGAAGCACTCAAAAAAGCAGGACCTTCTTATCATGGCAAGAAATAATTGACTAGCTTCAGAAAAAATAATTATTGTGTTGAACTCAATACAATAATTATATCTGCTAGTAATAAATGTCGTTCACAAAAGTTTGTATTCCTGGTAAAAGAAGCGATCCTGATAAGATTTATTACAATGCAAATGTAATTAATAGTTCAAGAGCAACCACAGGTTCTACATATCCTCCTCTTACTTTTGGTGATGATCGCCAAAATCCTATAGTTAATGATACAGCAGATTATAAAGTTTCAGTACAAGATTTTGTTATTAATGGTGGATCTAAAACTCTACCTATATTTATTCCTATTATTACGGATCCTTCTTTTAATTTAAATACAACTATTTATCGTGTTACTGTTAGTGTATATTCTTCTGGTGTTTATTTATCTGATACAGCAGATATTGAATGGGAACCTGAAAATGTAACTACACCAGTTCCTCCTTTTTCATCAACACAATCTGAAAGTGAATATTATTATTGCTATACTTATAGTCATTGGGTAAAATTAGTAAATAAAGCATTAAGATCAGCTTATGCTGTTGTTGAACAACAAGCTATTGCAGGAGGTGTTACTTTTGGAACAAGATGTCCTTTTATTCAATATAATTCTATAACTGGATTATTTTCAATTTTCCAAGATTCTTTAACATCTATTGCACCTGTAGGTGTTGCTTTACCTGTACCTTTTAGTACAACTTATACTGCAGTAGCACCTTATACTGCAGATGAATATTCATTTATAGGAATGAATGCACCATTATTTGATTTATTATCTAATTTTACTGCAAAATATTATGATGATATACCATGGCGTGCTGGAGGTTCTTTTCTACCTGAATATGTGATTGATATGGGTTTAACTAATTTAGATAATACTATTTCTCCTGTAGGAACAGAGTGTGTTGGTCTAGGTCTAAAACAAGTTAATAGTTCTCCTCTAATAGATCCTTTTACGAATACTGCTATTTCAGGAACTACCTTTGTTCAATTAACGCAAGATTATTCATCGACAGGGTCATTGTGGTCGCCTGTTACTTCAATTGTAATTGGAACTACTCAAATCCCAGTTCGTGATGAATTTACAGCAGATCCTGTATTACCAGGTCAATCAAATTTAGGTATTCAAAATTCAGCAGGAGGAGGTTCACGAAGGGTCTTGGTCGAAGCTCCTATAGATGCTCTAAAAGCAGAATTATGGCGAGGGTATATTTTATACCGACCTCTCATCCCCACTTATTCATCAATGGATGCTAGTCATGTAGGATTAACTAATTTAGACTTCCAAGTATATTGGAGAAGTCGACTAACAAATTCTTTAGTTCCTCTTCAGACTGTAAATAATGGTTCATTCTCAATTCGTCTTTTATTTGAAAAAAAATAGTCGTCGTTTTCGGAAAAAAATAAACTCTCGCATTAAATAAAAATGGCAACTGAAGTTTCTAAATATTCTGTTTTTGACCCTCGCATTGTACAAACCAAGCCCAAATATGCAGTTGAGAAGGGTGCTCTTTCATTAACGAATGTATCCTTCCAAGCCCAAACAGCAGACTCATCTGCAGTACAATTCAATGTTCTCGTGCCGTCTGAGAATGTATTCGTAGATCGTGCTATTGAATGGACTGGTTCTCTATGTGCGACGGTAGTAGTAAAACTAACAAATCCTAGTGCAAATTCTATTCCTGTTGGAACTTCTCTCCAAGGTCTAGTTGCTCCTGGTTCTTTCCCTCTTCACCAGGCTTGCACTCAAATGATTTCAACGATTAACGACGCTTCAGTAACGGTGAACACGCTAGATGTTCTACCTCAAGTAATGCGTCTAGCGGACATGCGTGATGCTCGTCGTCAACGCACTTGCCCTACCATGCTTGATCGTTATGCGACATACCCTGATTCTCGTGTAGTAAAGAATACTCCTCTAGGTCAATGGGACCAAAACCGAAATTCTGATGAAGTGCCGAATGGTGGTTTCAATGGTTTCTACTATGCCACAGATGCTACATTTGCTACTCCCCAACCTGTTTCAGGTGCTGGCACGGCAGTAGGTGGTGTAGAATACCTAAACGGCCAACCTTACCTAGAAGATCCACTTGCGTCTCTTGGCACAGTAACTCTAACTTTCTATGTAGTAGTTCGTTCAACGGAAAAGCTAATGCTTCCTCCGTTCATCTTTGCGGATGAAGATGAACTATCTACTGGTCTATTTGGAGTACAAAACTTCCAAGTACAAATGAATCTTGCCCCTTCATCTAACAATCGTTCTTTCCGTGTATCTAAAACATTTTCAGGTGTTAATGATGCTGGTGTAAGTGTTGCTCTCCTTACTTCTAGTGCTAGCGGTAATGTTGGTTCTCCTACTGTAACGCTTGCTTCTCTAGCAAGTGGTTGCTGGCTCACGCAACCTCGTCTATCCGTACAATTCCTAACGCCTTCTCTAGATATTCCTCTACCGCCGAAGAGTATCGTTCCTTACATGGAATTCCCTCGTTATATCACGATCGCTCAATCATCTGTACCTGCTTCTACCAGTTATATTAGTCCTGGCACTGAACTACAGAGCCAAACGATTACTCTACCGAATATTCCTGATCTACTAATGATTTTCGTAAAACCTGCTTCTTATTCTTCAGCCGCTGATGCTATTTCAGTAAATGGTGATTGGTCTCTACCGATTACTAGAATCTCTCTAAACTTTGACAACTTTTCAGGTCTACTTGCGAGCCACACTCGTGAGCAGCTATA